ATTTAGATTCTATTGAAAGCACTTTTGAGAAAGCAAGGCAAGAATTAGAAATACAGAGGAAAGCTGATTTAGAAAAAATAAAATTAGCTGGTGCAACACAAGAGCAGATAGACAAAATTAACAAGGTTTATTCTGATAAAGCAAAAAAAATAAGTGATGAGGAGGCTGAGTTTAAAAAGAAGTTAAAAAAAGCTGAAATAAACCAAGCATTAGAAGCATCTGCCGAAGGGCTTGGTTCTATTGTTTCATTGGTTGGAGAAGGTTCTGCAGTTGGAAAGGCAGCTGCAATTGCTCAGGCTACGATATCAACTTATCTTAGTGCTCAAGAAGCATATTCCTCAATGGTTGGGATTCCTTATGTCGGACCAGTGTTAGCACCAATCGCAGCTGGTGTTGCTGTTGCAGCTGGGATTGCAAATATTAGAAAGATAGCTTCAACAAAAATACCTGGTGGCGGTGGTGGTGGTGCTGGAAGTGGTATTACTCCTCCAACTTTTGCAAAGCCAAATATAGATACAAGCACAATCAATTCACGTTCTACAAATGGAGATGGTAATGGAGATGGTACAATTCCAACAAGTAGGGTTGTATTAGTTGAATCAGATTTGAGGATGATGCAAGAGAGAAGAAATAACTCTGAAATTATTTCAACAATTTAGTTACAAATTACAAATTAAAACAGTCTTACTATTATGCTACCAATATACAAAATGATATTAACAGAAGAAACCGAAGGAATGGATTACATTGCTTTAGTGGATTCTCCAGCTCATATGAAAGCGTTTGAATATTTCAATGGGCAAGTTGTTAAGCAGTTTTTTAATGAAGATGAAAGAATTGTTACTGGTGTAGCAATAGCAGTTGATTTACCTATTTACAGAAGGGATGAAACTATTGGAGAACATTATGTTGTTTTCGGTAAAAAAGAAACTTTTGAGATTGCACAGAAAATGTTTAAGAGTGGTTATGCTAATAACGTAAACGAGATGCACGATTCAAACAAAACTGTTAAAGGGATGCATTTAGTAGAATCATATTTTATTGATTCAACAAAAGGAAAGGTTGCTCCAGATAGTTTTAAGAATCAAAACTTGAAAGATGGATCTTGGATTGTAAGTTATAAAGTTGATAATGATAAAATCTGGAATGATATTAAAAAAGGTAAACACGCTGGTTTCTCAATAGAGGGTTGGTTTGATAAAAAAATTATAAAAACAAAACAAACAAAGATGAAAAAAGAAAGAAAGACTTTTTCTGAAATGGTTTTTGGTAAAGCGAAATTTGAAACTGCAACAACTGTTGAAGGAGTAGAAATTAGTTGGACTGGAGCTCTTGAAGAAGGAACGGAATTAAGAGTTGTTACTGAGGAAGGCGAAGTATTAGCACCTGAGGGGATTCATTCAATAGAGATTGAAGGAATGATTATGGCAATCACAGTTGATGGAAACGGTATTATCGTATCTGTTGAAGAAGTTGTTGCGGAAGAAGTTGTTGCTCCAGAAGAAGAGGAAGTTGCAGTTGAAGAGGTAATGAGTGAAATTGCAAAAGTAATTGCAAAGGTACAATCTGAATTTTCTAAGGAAATTGAAGGATTAAAAGAAATCAATTCTAAATTTGAAAAGCAAATTGAAACATTGGTATCTGAATTAGATAAAAACGAAAAAAGAAAATTTAACACAAACGCTCCAGTAACTAAATCTTGGAGAAACTTTACAAAATAAAAAGATGAAAAATTTAAAAACAAAAATTAAAGACAAATTCGGTTGGGATGTTGCTGCATTACCAGCTTATATTGACGAACAATCTGCTGATATTTACACAGATTTACTTTACACTTCTGGATTAACTTCAAGAGTTAATGTATTAGAAGGAGTAAAAGGAAGTCAAACGATTAAATTACTTAATCCAAACTTGGCATTGCAAAGTGGAGATGCTTGTTCTACAACTGCAAGTGGAACTATTGTATTTGATGGAAAAAACATTGCAACTTCAAGATTAATGATTCTTGCTGAATTATGTAATGACACACTTGAAGATACTTGGGCTCAATTACTATTGTCAATTGGTGCAAATAGACAGGATAGAGATTTACCAATGGAAGATGTATTGACTGCTTACATTATCAAAGAAACTAAGAAAAAGAATCAAGATGTAATGTTCAATGGAGATACTACTTCTGGAGATGCTGAACTTGCTTTTTATGATGGATTTGTAAAGAAATGGGATGCTGATGCAAACCTTGTTTCTGCAACTTCAACTGATGCAACTATTACAATCGCAAATGCTTTTGCAAATGCAAAATTAGTTGCTGATGCAATTCCTTCTGTATTATTTGACAATGGAGCTGAGGTTGAAATGATTTGTGGACGTGGATTCGCAAACAAAATCTTAACTAACATTTACAATGATAAAGATTACTCAGCAATATTAGATGTTGCTTATGAAGGTTCTGAAATGAGTTTCATACTTCCAACAACAAATGTTAGAGTTAGAACTTATCCTCAATTGAATACTACTGCAAACGCAAGTAAATTATTCGCTGTAAGTTACTCGTATATGTTCTTTGCCACGGATTTGGATTCAGACACTGATGGATTGGAAATCAAATACTTAGAAGAATCTGAAAAGTTGAGATTAAGAAACTTATTCAGAAGTGGAGTACAATACGTATACTCTGAGTATTTTGTAAAATTAGTATTGGCATAAGCCAGTCAAAACTTAAAAATTAAATAACTATGTGCGAATTAACCGCTGGTTATACTAAACCACCTTGTGCTTCCTTTGGAGGTACAAAGTCGGTTGTAGTATATAACACAGAAAATAAATTATCGTTTGTTGTTGATCCAGCAAATGAAGTAACTGCTTTGACTTTAGAATCAGGGAAACATGGATTCAAAATTATGCCAGATATGGCTTCAATTGATTTCACTGAAACTGCTACAAGGTCAAGGGAAAACAACTCAATATTCTTTGCTTCAACTTGTTCAATCACTTTGAAGGAAGATACTGTTGAAGTAAGAAAGTTGGTGGACTTAATATCAAGAGGTTTTGTAACTGTTATCCAAGAAAAGGAAAATGGGAACAATCTTGTTTATGGTGCTATCAATGGAATGACTGTTGACACTTCGGCAATAACAACTGGGTTAAACTTTGAAGATTTGAATGGAACAGTAATTTCTTTAGTTGGTAAGGAAACGACAATAGCTCCAAAGATTGACACGACAATAGCTAACTCTATTGTTGCTTAATGAAGATTAAGAAAAAATATATCGGTACAAAAGTCTATTCAAAATTTTTGGGTAGGCTTGTAACCGTTTGTGAAGAAAATATTGAAATTTTAAAAAGGGATAACCAAATCGAAAAGTATGTTATTATTGAAAAAAAGCGAAACAAACAAGATAGTTTTGAGCCTACAACAATTAGTGACAATTCAGAATCCTAATTATTTATTTTCATTTTTTCATCAGCAAAAAAGAGAGTATTTTAATTTCTATTTGACTGCGCAAAGTAGCTCAAATAGATTTGATTTATTTTTGCTATCTTTACCGAGTGATGCAGATTTACCAAAAGGTAATTTTCTGTATTATGTTTACGAGAGTGAAGATGCAACTATAACAACCGAAGGCAAGAATTTACTTGCACAAGGGAAAGCAGAAGTTGTTACAGAATTTCCAGTTGGAGATTACTATACAATTAATACAACAAATTCAATAAATTATGTCCAATAAGAAAACTGGTTTTATACAAAAAAATATAAATATTCCAGATTCTTTTGAAAAGGACAATAAAAGGGATAATATTATAAATTGGGGAAATGATAATTTCTATCCTTATTTTCTTAACTTCCTTTATCAAAATTCAGCAATCCAATCTGGAATTGTAAACTCAAAAGTACATTATACAACTGCTGGAGGATTAGGATACGAAGGAACTGATAAAGAAAAGTTTGATATCTTTTTTAAGAACGGTAACTCAGATTATAATCTTGATGAAGTAACAGAGCAAATGAGTAAAGATTTGGAGCTTTCAAATATGTTTTGTTTGAAAGGGCTTTGGAGTTTAGATAAAAGCTATTGCGAAAAGTTAGAAGTAATTGATTTTGAAAAGGTTCGTTACAGATTGAGTGATGATATGATTTCTGTTAGTGATGATTGGAGCGACACAAGAAATAGCACAATAAAAGTAATAAAACCTTTTGATGCTGGAGATAGAGATTCAAGAGAATTTTATTTAATATTTCAAGAGAAAAGCAAACAATCAATAACTGGAAGAAGGGTTAATAAGTCTACTTATCCACAACCTCCATACTCGGGTGGTATTACTTCAATCTTGACTGATGTTAAGATAAATAAGTACACATTAAACGAAATATCCAACAATTTTTCAACTGGGACAATTATCAGTTTAAACAATGGAATTCCAACTGATGACGCTGAAAAAAGAGCAATAGAAAAGGATATAAGAGATAATTCAACTGGAGAAGAAAATGCTGGAGGTACAATGATTTTGTACTCAAATGGAAAAGACAATGAAGCATCTGTTTTATCACTTAACGGAAATGATTTAAAAGATAGGTACACTGCATTAAGTCAAGACAATCGAAACAATATTATACTTGCTCATTCAGTAACAACTCCTATTCTATTTGGAATTAAAACTGAGGGATCACTTGGTAATGCAACCGAACTTGAAATTGGTTATAAGATAATGAAGGCAAACTATTTCAAGTATAAACAAAGGTCGATTCTTTCAGCTTTGAATCATATTGCACAAAGAGGAAATGGATTAACTGGAAAGATTGTTTTTAATGAAGTAAACTTAGATTTTATTCCAGAAGTAGTTGAAGAAGTTGTGCCAGAAGAGCCAACTGTATTTAACGAAGAAATTGATGTAATATCTGAATTAGAAAAGTGTGGGATTGAAAGACCGACAAGCGTAATTTACTCTAAGGCATTGCCAAACGAATTTAATATTGATGAAGAGAAGGAGAAGTTAATGGAGGACTTTAAAAAAGAAACGTTTGCAAGTCTTTCAGCAATTGAGAACCAAGTTTTAGCAATGCTATCTGATAAGAATGATTATAATTCAATTAGAAAGTCATTAGGAATAAACGCTTTTAAACTTACAAGAATTTACAAAAGGCTTAATACTTTAGGTTTGATTGAGGGTGTTAAGGTTACAACAAACGGAATGAGGGAAATTGCTAAACAAGATGTAAGCAGAATACAAATATTTTACTCTTATGATTTGAATCCTTCTATTCCTGGTCCAAGTATTCTTCCAAACAATAGAACAAGAGATTTCTGTAAAACATTAGTTGGATTGTCTGAATTTAGAGTGTGGAGTAGAGAGGATATTCAGAAAATAAGTGATAGAGCGAAAAGAAATGTATTTGCTTATCGTGGGGGGTGGTATAACAATCCACAAACAAAAAAGAACACTCCTTGGTGTCGTCACATTTGGAAACAAGAAATAGTATTTAGCTAAAATATATGAATTACTTAGTAGATATAGCAACATTAAAACATTATTCATACATTGATAGTGATGTAAATGATGAAACATTAAATGTAACTTTAAAGAGGGTGCAAGATATTTATCTTGAACCAGCTCTTGGAACAACTTTATACAAGAGATTGTTGCAAGGTGTTGAGAATGATGATTTGACTGCCTTAGAAGTCGCCTTAATGGTTTACGTTCTTGATTTTGTTTATGTAGGTTGCGAATTAAAAGCATCAAACCATAATAACTGGAAGATAAGGAATAAAAATGTAGGGGTTGCAAGTGATGAACATACAAGAGCAAACTCTGTTTCTGACTATAACAATTATGTTGATGAATTAAGAAAGGATTTATCCTTTTACAAGAATAGATTGATTGGTTACTTAAAAGACAATAAAACAAGTTATCCAGAATATATTTGCACTACAAAAAAAGAGGATATTAATCCTGAGAATCAGGGGACAAATTACACTTCAAAAATTAGCTTTTTATAACCTATGAAACCACAAAAGAAAACGATTGATAAAGTTAGAATGGAAGCCATAAGAGTAAAAAAAGCAAATGAAAGCAACAATAAAAAAAATAAGTAGTGAATTAAGTTTATTAGCATCTGCACACTTGCAAATAAATTCATATTTCTATGGGCAATTTTTAGATATTTACGAAAGTAACGAGGTTAATCAAACTTCTTTACTGGCAAATATTAAGGATGTTTCTATTGATAGGCATTTTGTAACAATGCAACTTGGACTTATGGTTTGTGATAAGATAGATGATGGAAAGAAGGTTGCAACTGATGTTGATTCCGAAACATTACAGATAATGAATGACTTAATTAAGGTAATCACTACTTCTGCAAGGTGGCAACAATTCGGGATTGTTTCCGATTCTACAAGTATTCAGAATTTCAGTCAAAAGGGTGGGAGCGTTTTAAACGGTTGGTTTTGTAATTTAAGTGTAAAAGTTAAAAATGAAAATGGGTATTGTGATTTACCAATAATTGAATATAGTTATGATTGATTTTAGTAATTATTATAGCGATATTGTTTTGGCAATTGGTGGAGTTTTCGCTTATGTTGGAGGAAGGAAAATGAAAACGCT